AGCGAAGATCCTGAAGGCCCTCGCCCAGGCGGGCCCCACCGGAGCGAGCACGAGGGAACTGCAACGGGCCCTCTTCGCCCCGGCCGACCCGGCGTGGAACAAGGTGCCTACCCGCCTCAAACTCCTCGCCACCCTCGGCCTGGCGAAACGGTGGACAGAGACGAGGGCGGAGGCCGGCCAGCACTTCCTCGTCTACGAGATCACCGCCGCCGGCACCGACGCCGCGAGGGACGACCAGTGAGCGACCGGGCCCTCACCCTCCACCAGCCGTGGGCGCAACTCATCCGCGACGGCCGCAAGCTCGTGGAGACGAGAAGCTGGCACACCGCCTACCGGGGCCCGCTCAGCATCCACGCCGGCAAGACCGTCCACCGGGCCGCCGCCCACGAATTCGGCTACCACCCCGACGCCCTCAACGTCGGCGCCCACATCGCCATCACGACCCTCGCCGCCTGCATCCCCACCGAGAGCATCCACTGGGACGACCTCGACGGCGAGTACGGCCTCGCAGAGCACCACGCCTGGCGCCGGGTGATCAAGGGGCCGCTTCCCCTCGACTACGACGCTACCGACGACGCGAGGTGGGAGACCATCGTGGACAGCGACCAGATCGGAATGGGCGACTTCACCGCCGGCCGGTACGCCTGGCTCCTCACCGTGCCCGAGCAGATCGACCCGGTGCGAGCCCGAGGACGCCAGGGCCTGTGGAGGGTCGAGGCGTGAGCGGCCATGCCATCGAGGAGGGCCCCTACCGCTACTACCTGCGGCGAGCCTGGGGCGCAGACCTGGACCGCCTCGCCTGGATCATGCTCAACCCGAGCACCGCCGACGCCACGACCGACGACCCGACCATCCGCCGGTGCATCCGCTTCACCCAACGGGAGGGGTACGCCGGCATGATCGTCGTCAACCTCTTCGCCCTCCGCGCCACGAACCCCGCCGGCCTCCACGACCACCAGGACCCCGTCGGACCCCGCAACCGACGCATCGTCGACGGCGCCCTCCACAGAGCAGACGCCGCCGTCGCCGCCTGGGGAGCGACCGTCGACCGCCACCCGGCCGCCGGACCAGAACGAGACTACGCCCTCGCAGTCGCAGCCCGCCACCACCGCATCGTCTACGACCTCGGCACGACGAAGGCCGGCCACCCCCGCCACCCACTGTACGTGGCGGCCGACACGCCCCTCCACGCCACATGAAGTGCCGCAGCTGCCCGACCGACATCCACTGGGTGAAAAGCGCCACGACCGGCAAGCCAGCCCCGATCGAAACGAGGGAACACCCCGACGGGAACATCACCATCCGGGACGGCCGCTACCACGTGCTCACCGGCGTCGAACTCGAGGCCGCCCGCAACGACCCCGACGAGCCGCTCCACCTCAACCACTTCGCCACCTGCCCGAAGGCGGCCCGACACAAGAAAGCACCAGCATGAGCCCGACCCCAGCGAAACCCATTTCGGCGACGAAAGACGTCCGCCTCGACACCCTCACCCCCCACCCGGAGAACCCGCGGCGGGCAGACACGACCGCCCTCCGGGAGAGCCTCGCCCGGTTCGGCCAGTACCGGCCGATCGTCGTCCAGAAGGCCACGAACCACATCATCGCCGGGAACCACACCGCCCGAGCCGCAGCCGAGGAAGGCTGGACGACCGTCAAAGCGACCATCATCGACGTCGACGACGCCACCGCCCGAGCCATCCTCGTCGCCGACAACCGCCTCGCCGACCTCGGCACCTACGAACAGGCCGACCTCACCACCCTCCTCCGCACCATCGACCGGGAGGGCGGCCTCGGAGGCACCGGCTACACCACCCAGGACCTCGCCGACCTCCTCGCCCCCACCCGAGCGGCGAGCAAACCCCTCACCGACAGCTTCCTCGTCCCCCCCTTCTCCGTCCTCGACAGCCGCCAGGGATACTGGAGGAGCCGCAAAGCCGAATGGACCGCCCTCGGCATCCGGTCAGAACTCGGCCGAGAAGGCGACCTCGCAATGGCGTCGCTCAGCGGCCGGGTGCCCGACTACTACGACCAGAAGCGGACCATCGAGGCGTACCTCGGCAGGACCGTCCCCAACCCCGAATTCGAGGAACGCTACCTCCGCCTCCCCGACAACGAGTCGACGATGGGCGCCACCGGCACCTCGATCTTCGACCCCGTCCTCACCGAAGTCGCCCTCCGCTGGTTCGCCCCCACCGGCGGCCACATCCTCGACCCGTTCGCCGGCGGCAGCGTCCGAGGCGTCGTCGCCAGCCTCCTCGGCCACACGTACACCGGCGTCGACCTCAGCGAGGCACAGAACCAGGCGAACCGAGACCAGTGGACCGCCATCGACGCCGCCCTCCGAGGAGACAGCGGCCCCCCACCGACATGGGTCACCGGAGACGCCGCCACCGACATCCCCGACGAGCCCGCCGACATGATCCTGACCTGCCCCCCATACTTCGACCTGGAGAAGTACAGCGACGACCCCGCCGACCTGAGCAACATGACCTGGCCCGCCTTCCGCAAAGCCTACGAGACCGCCATCCAAGCCGCCCTCGCCCGACTGAAGAACCACCGGTTCGCCGTCTGGGTCGTCAGCGACGTCCGGGACAAGGCCGGCCACTACCGGGGACTCACCGCCGAAACCGTCCGCATCTTCCAGAAGGCCGGCGCCCACCTCTACAACGAGGCGATCCTCGTCACCCCCACCGGGTCGCTGGCGGTCACCGCAGGCAAACAGATGAAGGCGGGACGGAAGCTGGGCCGCCAACACCAGAACGTCCTCATCTTCGGGAAGGGCGAAGGGCCCATCGCCGAGGCCGTAGAACGCGACTTCACCGAGGCGTGGCGGCTGGGCCGCAACCACGACAACATCCTCGTCTTCGCGAAGGGCGACGGCCGCAAAGCCGCCGACCAACTGCCCGACATCAACGTCGACGACCTCCCCCAACTATGAGCCCGCCCATCCCCCCGGCCGGCGACATGAACCTGCCCTACGAGAGCCAGGACGAAACCCACCTCGACGACACGTTCTTCGTCAGCGCCGGCGTCGTCATCATGGCCGCCACGAGCGAAGGCCAGGCCGCCCTCGTCCTCCGCTTCGCCCACGCCGACGGCAGCGGCTTCGCCCACCCCGTCCTCCTCATCCTGAAAGACCACGAAATGGCCGCCCTCGTCCCCCTCGTGGAGAAGGCCACCAGCGACGCCATCAACGCCGCGAGGAGGCAACGATGATCCCCGGCCCCGTCCCCCGCCACCGCCTCGACGACCTCCGCACCCGCCTCGCCGTCTACGCCTACGAGCTCACCGAACCCGAGGACGGCGACGAATTCGGCATCCACCCGGGACGGCCCGCCATCCTCACCGACCAGGCCCTCGACGACCTCCAAGACATCGTCGACGACTACCGACGCCGCCACCACTACCGCCAAGTCGATACGATCGCGACAGCCAAGACATGACACCCGAGACCCGCCACCACATCCTCGCCCTCTGCGACCGCCTCAGCGACACCTGCGGAGTCCAATGGGACCGAGGCACAAACCCGGACGGACAGTACGCCCTCTACGGCTGGATCGCCCGGCCCGGCGACGCCCGCGACTTCGTCGTCCTCCAGTTCGGACCCGAAGACGACGGCGGAGCCTGGATCGGCTGGGTCACGTCGAGCGCCGAGCACTCGCCACACATCCACACAGCAGCCCAGCAGGCCCCGTTCACCACCTACGGCTCCGACCGCCACGCCGACATCGCATGCCAGCCCATCCGCGACCTCTTCCCCGTCCGCGACGTCACCCCCTGGCAGGAATGACCGACCAGCGCCCCCTCCCCGACTGCACCCGCTGCGGCCAACCCATCGAAGGCCCCCGCACACCAGGAGCAGCCCTCCTCGACCCAGAAACCGACACGTGGGCCTGCGGCCACTGCGCCACCACCACCGAACACTCCACCCACCTCCGCCGCCTCCTCAACCAACATGGCTAAAACCGGCAGACCCCCCAAATTCACCCCCGCCCTCGGCGACCTCATCGTCACCCTCATCGAAGGCGGCGTCCCCCGCGACCACGCAGCCCGAGCCGCCGGCATCGCCCCCAGCACCTTCTACAAGTGGCTCGCAGCCGGCCGCAACGAAACCGACATCGACCCCACCGCCCACACCGCCGCCGAACTCCGCCAAATCGCCGCAGACCGCAACGTCGACATCACCGGAGCCCGCCGCAAAGCCGACATCGCCGCCAACCTCAACGCCGCCCAAACCCCCTTCTCGGAGTTTGCAGAGCGCGTAGACCAGGCCGCCAGCCGGTTCCTCGCCAGCGCCATCGGCAAGATGCGCGAAGCCGGAGACGGCGACTGGCGCATGTGGGACCGCCTCCTCGAACGCCGGTTCCCCGAACTCCGCCTCGGCTACAACCCCGACGCCGCCGACGCCGCAGCGAACACCGACGACATGGTCGGCACCGAGGAGGACGCCCAGCGGGCCCTGGAGCGAGGCACAGACATCCGAGTCAAGATGCTGGAGGCCAGGACCGGATGACCCCGAAACGCGGCACCCGAGCAGAGGGCGTGAGGAGCCGGGTGGCCCGCACCGCCGCCGAACGGGTCACCCGCAGCCCGGGCCGGCCCGGCTGGACGACCGTCCGCCAACACGGCGACGCCTGGCTCGAACACGACGCCTGCGGCCGCACCTTCTTCCAGGCGACCGACCAGCGGGCCCACGAGAAGACCTGCACGTGATCGCCGTCAGCCGCCACCAGGGCACCCTCGTCGTCCGCGACGACCTCACGCCGGGAGGGACGAAAACCCGGGCCATCGCCACCCTCCTCGAGGACACCGCCGACGACGTCGCCTACGCCGGCCCCGCCTACGGCTACGCCCAGGTCGCCCTCGCCGTCGGAGCCCGAGCGGCCGGCAAGACCGCCCACGTGTTCGTGGCCAGGAGGAAACACCGCCACCCGAGAACCCTGGAAGCCAGCGACGCAGGAGCCCGCATCCACGAACTCGCCCCCGGCTACCTGAGCCAACTGCAACACCACGCCCGAACCTGGGCCGAAGCGAACGGAGCAACCGTCCTCCCCTTCGGCTTCGACACCCCCGCCTTCGCCGAAGCCCTCGCCGCCGACATCAGCGACGACCTGAGAAGCCTCCCCGACCCGCCAGCCGACGACGCCGACCTCGCCGAACGGGTCACGACCCTCACCCGCCCACGCGAGGTGTGGGTGGCAGCGGGCAGCGGCACCATCAGCCGAGCCCTGCAACGAGTCTGGCCGGAGGCGGAACACCACGCCGTAGCCGTCGGCAAGACCGTCGCGAACCCGGGACGAGCCACCCTCCACGAGGCGCCGGAACGGTTCGAGGACGACGCCCGCCAGCCGCCCCCCTACCCGAGCACCAGCAACTACGACGCCAAAGTCTGGCAGTTCGTCGCCCACCGGCCCGACCCGGCCGGCCGCCTCGTCTGGAACGTCGCCGGCTGATACCATCCCGAGCCGGGCCGGCCCAAGTGGCGACTGACACCGCCCGCGCCTTGACCGGAGGACCCCTCGGGGACGTCGCCTCCGAGTGCAACCAGGGCCGGCCCGCCGGCTTCCGGTTTCAGCCCCCTCCCGGAGGCGCACAAAACCGGAAACCCACCCGCCCCCAACCCCCCGCCGCTACGCTGGACCCCCACAACGGGAGCCACGAGAAGGGAGCCTCCTCCAATGAGCAAAACGCTCACCCCGTACCAGGGCATCGCCACCCTGGGCAGCACCGTCAGCATCCGCAACACCGGCGACGGCCTCAGCCACGCCATGAAGGTCGACCCCGTCGAACTCAAAATCGGCAGCAAGGTCTACGTCGTCCTCGAATGCGAAGTGGAGAAGCACCGCCACGAGGCAGCCATCGCCGACGCCCCCACCGCCGGCCTGACCCTCGTCAACATGCTCAAAGCCGGCCGGGCCACCCTCGTCGACGCCGAGCTCGTCGCCACCGCCCTCGACGAGCAGACGAAACGCCTGGAGGAGGCCGAGGGCGTCCAACGCCTCCCCGGCACCGACGAGGCCGACATTGCCAAGAAACCGAGCGGCATGACCGACGAGGAGTGGGAGGCGAGCGCCGGCCAGACCGACGCCACCATCACCGACCTCGGCGAGGCGAAAGCGAAGACCCGAGGCGGCCGCCCGGGGAAGGCCGACAAGTGAGCCTCAACCTCGCCGAGCAGGTCCGCTGGCTCCGCAGCGAGCACCACACCCTCAGCATGATGAAGGACCGGGTCGACCGGGCAGCGGAGGAGAAGGGCGACACCGACCACAACCCGGCGTACAGCCGGCGCAACAGGACCAGCCTCTACGACCTCAGCGACGCCCTCGCCGCCGCCCGGGACCAGGCCGAGGCGACCCTGGACCGCATCGCCCCCCACTGGGACGACCCGCCCGAGGACGCCACCCGACCCCTCAACGTGAGGGACCCGAACAGCCTCCACGACACCGACACCGACGCCAGCGACCGGCGAGGCCGGGCAGGATGAAACAACGCTTCGGACTGCGCATCGACGGCACCGCCCTCGACGAGTTCGCACGGACGATCACACCAGCCCCCGGGGCCTGGGGAGGAGACACCATGAGCAACATCGACATCGAACACACAGCCCTGAGGCGCATCAACCAGATCGCCCACAACGCCACCGGCGACAACGCCGCCGCCATGAGCCACCACGACACGACCGACCGTCTGATCGAGGACGCCGCCCACCAGGCGGCCCACCAGGCGGAGATCCGCACCACCGAACGCCTCCGCCACCTTCGAGACGTCGTGGAGGCCCACCAGGCCCGAGACGACGCCCGAGGACGCCTCGCCTACCTGGAGCGAGGGATCATCGAGGCCGGCCCGGGAGCAGCGGAGATCGCCCACGAGCGAGCCCGCCAGCAGCAGGAGGAGGGCTACCACCCGATCAACGATCTCCACGACCACAAGGCGGGCGACCTCGCCGCCGCCGGCGTGGCCTACCTGGCCGCAGCGCTGGCGGCCTACGACCACGAGCGCCTCCCCACCGACTGGGCGGAGGCCAGGAACATGCCCCACCCCGAATTGTGGCCGTGGGCCGAGGAGCACTGGAAGCCGAGCGACGACCCGCGACGCAACCTGGAGAAGGCCGGCGCCCTCATCGCCGCAGAGATCGACCGCCTCGACCTCGATCGGGCCCAGGCCCACCTCGCCGCGGAGGACCCGATGCCGCCCACCGCCGGCGACATCATGGAGGCGATCCTCGACGACGCCTACCAGAACCGGGCCACCCGCCGCCGGGTCAGGGACAACCCGCAGGCCTAAGCCAACACGTGCCCGGCTGCAACCACCCGGAGAAGGAACGCTACGCCGACAAGGCCGACGCCCTGACGGCATGGCGGGCGCTCCGCCGGGCCGACCAGCAGCAGGGCCGGCGAGGGAAACGCCGCAAAGCGAAGGACGTCACCCCGTACAGGTGCCGGGCGGGCCACTGGCACCTCGGCCGACGACCCCGCAAGATGCGAGAACTGTGACCAGCCTGCCGCCGCTCACCGAGGCGCAACTCCAGGAGAAGACCACCGCCCTCGCGCACGCCCGCGGGTGGCTCGTCCACCACGACCGGCCGGCCCCCGACCCCCGGCAGGGCGGAGCACTCCGCACCGTCATCGACGGCGACAAAGGCTTTCCCGACCTCGTCCTCGCCCGAGGCGGCCGCATCATCATCGCCGAGCTCAAGAGCGAGAAGGGCCGCACCAGCCAGCAGCAGGAGCAGTGGCTCGACGCCCTCGGCGTCAACACGTACCCCAGCACGGTCACCGTCACCGTATGGAGGCCCCGAGACTGGCCGGACATCGAACGGGCCCTACGCTGAGGGCCATGCGCGCCATTCTCGCGGCCGTCGCCATCGCAGCAGCCGCCCTGACCATCGGCTACCTCCGCATCCTCCTCCGCCACCACACGTGGGACGAGTGACGTGCCCGCCACCGCAGCACAGATCGCCGCCCTCGAAGCCGACCCCCTCACCTGGCGGGCCACCCTCTTCGAGAAATACCTGACCGACACCCAGGGCCGCCTCGTCCCCGACGCCCCACACCACCGCCGCTACTGGACGTGGCTCTGGTCGATCGAACGAGGCAAGCGGAGCCCCGCCTTCGTCGGCATCTGGGCCCGAGGAGGAGCCAAGAGCACGAACGCCGAACTCGGCACCATCGCCGTCGGCGCCCGACGAGCCCGCCGCTACGCCTGGTACGTCAGCGACACCCAGGACCAGGCCGACGACCACGTCGAAACCATCGGCCAAATGCTCGAAAGCCGCCAGGTCGCCACCTTCTACCCCGACCTCGCCGCCCGCCGCGTCGGCAAATACGGCAGCAGCCGAGGCTGGCGACGCAACCGCCTCCGCACCCGCTCAGGCTTCACCGTCGACGCCATCGGCCTCGACCGGGCCAGCCGAGGCGTGAAGGACGAGGAGGTCCGCCCCGACTTCTTCATCCTCGACGACATCGACGACCAGGACGACACGGCCGCAGCCACAGAGAAGAAAATCAACACCCTCACGAAAACGATCATCCAGGCCGGCAGCGAGGACCGGGCCATCACAGCCATCCAGAACCTGGTGAAACCGGGCGGCGTCTTCGACCAGCTGGCAACCGGCGACGCCGACTACCTCGCCAACCGGATCCTCAGCGGCCCCATCCCCGCCATCGAGGACCTCACCTACGAAACCCGCATCACCGACGAAGGCCCCCGCATCGAAATCACCGGAGGCACCCCAACGTGGATCGGCCAGGACCTCGCCCGCTGCCAGGACGACATGAACGAGGTCGGCATCACCGCCTGGCTGCAGGAGGCCCAACACGAAGTCGCCGACCCGCCCGGCGGCATGTTCGACCACATCGACCTCGCCAGCCTCCGCCGCCAACCCGAACACATCCCGCCCCTCACCCGAGTCGTCTGCTGGGTCGACCCGGCCGTCACGAAGACCGACCAGAGCGACGCCCACGCCATCCACGTCGCCGGCATCGACGGAGACCGGGAGACCGGCACCATCTGGGACCTCTGGTCGTGGGAGCAGCGAGCCACCCCACTCGCCAGCCTGAAAACCGCCATCCGGGAGGGAGCCCGCTGGGGCGCCAACTACGTCGGCGTTGAAACCGACCAGGGCGGCGACACGTGGAAAGTCGTGTTCCGAACGGCGAAGAAGCGAGCCGTCGAGGAGGCCGAAGCGGCCGGCGACACCGACCTCGCCGCCCGCATCCGACACCTCGCCTTCAAGGAAGCGAAGGCCGGCCAGGGCGACCAGCCGAAGGCGCACCGGGCCAGCATGATGCTCGCCGACTACGAACGGCCCGGCTGGACCATCCTCCACGCCATCGGCACCCACACCCTCCTCGAACGGGCCCTCAAACGGTTCCCGAAGACGAAACCCCTCGACCTCGTCGACGCCAAATACTGGGCGTGGGACGACCTCCGGAACGGCCACGAGGTCGCCGCCGGCGGAGGCGACGACCCCGACGACGAACCCGACGAGGACGACGACCCGTACGCCGCCGCCCGCAGCAGCCGCCTCTGGGCCTAAGACCGCACCACCGGCCACGACGCCCTTAGGGTGGACAGCCAATGACCACACCGACCCACGGAAGCCTCTGCACCGGCTACGGCGGCCTAGAACTCGCCCTCGCAGGCACCGGTGCCCTGAAGTGGGTGGCCGAGATCGACGCCGACGCCAGCCGAGTCCTAGCCGACCGCTTCCCCGGCACGCCCAACCTCGGCGACCTCAAGACAGCCGACCCCGAGCCGGTCGACGTCATCACCGCAGGATTCCCCTGCCAGCCGCTCAGCACCGCCGGACGACGAAAGGGCATGGACGATGACCGATGGATCTGGGACGACATCGAGGCGCTTGTTGGCCGAATGGAGCCACGACCAGGACTGCTCCTCCTCGAGAACGTGCCAGGGCTGCTCACTGCAAACGGCGGGGACGCTATGGCCCGAGTCGTTCACGGCCTGGCCGGCCTCGGCTACGTGGGAACCTGGAGGACTCTACGAGCAGCCGACGTCGGCGCCTGCCACGGACGACGCCGGGTCTTCATCGCTGCTGCCCACGCCGAACGCCTTCGAGAGCGACCCGAGCGAGGAGATGGTCGAGGAGATGAGGGAGGCGGGCATCGACCCGGACGCCCGCCTCTACCTGCCCAACCGGAAGTGGCACACCCAACGGACACTGAGACGGACGATCGCGGCGCTCGCCTCCTCCCCACGCCAGCAGCCTGGGACGGAAGCCGAGGTCCCGACTACGCCCGCCAGCGGGAGCGAGCCGCCACTGGAAGCGGAGGCGACGACCTCACCACCGCCGTAGCGAAGCTCCTCCCCACACCCCAAGCCCGAGACGAGAAGGAGTGGACCGACAGCCGCGCCACCCCCGACACAATCGGCCGGGCCCGAGGAGCGGGCGGCGCCGGCAGCCTCGTGGATCTCCCGAAACTGCTGCCGACCCCGACCAGCGTCATGGGATCAGGAGGTAACACCAGCCGCAGCGGCGACCGCAGCGACGAACTCCTTCTCGGAGGGCTCCTCCGCCAGGTGGGCCGAAACCTTCCCACCCCGACGGCAGCCGACGCCAAGATGGCCCGCAACGAGACGGCCTGGCGGGCCGACGGGACAACAGGGACCGGCCGCACCATGAGCGACGTCGCCCACGCCGAGATGTGGGGCGACTACGTCGACGCCATCAACCGGCACATGAACGCCACCGGCCAGGAGGCACCCGACCCCGTAGACGAGGGCCGCCGGCTCAACCCCGCCTTCGTCGAGTGGATGATGATGCTCCCACCCGGCTGGGTCACCGACATCCCCGGCCTCACCCGAGGCGCACAACTCCGCATCCTCGGCAACGGCGTCGTGCCGGCCCAGGCCACCACCGCCTACGCCGAGCTCCTCACCCGCCTCCAAAGGCCGCACCACTCCCCTTGACGGCCAGCCGCAGCGGAGGCATAGTGACCTCACGGACGGACAACCAAACAAGAGGAGCCACCGTGAGCACAGAGAAGACCGACCCCCGCTGCGGCACAGCCGCCGGGTACAACGCCCTCGGGACGGAGCACCGCCGAACCTGCGAACCCTGCAAGGCCGCATCACGAAAGTGGATGCGAGGCTTCCAGCGAGCCGCCCGCACCGGCACCCACCTCGCATGGGCGGAGGCGAACCCGCCGAGGACCGTCTCGGCATGAGCGGCCCCAACGACTGGCTGGACTTCACTGACCCCGAGCAGGTCGCAGGAGCCGTAGCCGCACAGATTGAGGACCTCACCCCGACCGAGCGGATCACCGTCCTCAGCGACGCCCTCCGGGAGGAAACAGCCGCCGCCACCTTCGGACCCCGCCAACTTGAAATCCTCGACTGGATGCTCGAAACCGCCGTTGAGAACAACCCAAGCGACGAGGAGATCACCTGCCTCCAGGACAAAGTGCGCCGCCTGCGAGGGACGCCGTGAGCCGCCGACGAGCGGGCAGCGTCCGCTTCGACCCCTACTGGAAGATCCAATGGTGGGACGCCACCAGCCTCGCCTGGCGCGACCTCCAGGAGGCCATCCACGACGAGGAGATCGCCATCGTCAGCGCCCGAGCCGAAGCCACCCACCGCCAGACCAGCACCCGCCTCATGCGGATCACCGAGACCGGCCGGGAGCCGACCCGCGAGGTCCGCTGGCCCGCCGCCGAGGCGGAGGAATACTGCGCCACCCACGACCTGTACAACTGCCCATTCGCCCACGACCCGAGGAGAATCCGATGACCGGACCCGACGCCCGCCAACTCGCCCACCACTTCGAGGAGGGCCGCCGCGGGGAAACCAACTTCACCGCCAAGCTGTTCGCCCTCCTCGTCAAAGCCGACCCCGACAACCGGGAGCGCATCCGCGCCGGCTTCCCCAACGAGGTCGCCTGGTGGGAAACCTGGATGGCCAGCCCCAACGGGGAGCAGTGGATGCAAGCCCACCTCGACGGCCGCCTCGACCACAACGACTACGAGCGGTTCGCCATCCGAGCCACAGCCCGCACCCTCATCGGAGCCACGCCATGAGCGGCCGAGAGAAGCGAGCCCTCGCCATCCTCGAACGGGCCGGCATCGAACTCCAGAACAGCAAACCCGACGACGGCCCGCGCCGCTGGTTCGCCGGCCCGGCGAGCCCGACCATTCGAGGCCTGGAGCAACTGGAGACCGTTGCCCACTACGTCGACCTCGCCCACCGGAGGATCAAGTGAGCGGCAGCGGCACCCGCCACTGGGTGCTCGACCCCGCCGGCCACCGGGAGACCGCAGCCGTCGACCGGCCGAAGACCGGCGACGACGCCTCAGACTTCTTCGGCGGAGAACCCGGCGTGTGGATCGTCATGGACGACCACCTCGACCCCGACGAGTGGATCTGCGACGTTTGCAACGCCACCATCCTCACCCGCTGGGGAGACGAACCGATGCCCGTACCCATGCTGGGCAGCAACGCCCTCTGCGGCGACTGCCGACACGCCGTCGAAGCGACCGAGGGGCCGTGGCCAGCCGCCGGCTGCACCTGCGCCGCCTGCGGCGTCCGGTTCCTCATCTGGGCGGACGAGATCGCCGCCGCCTACAACCTTCGAGCGACGGCCCGCCACCCGCGCCCGGACCTCAACTAGAGTCCGGTCCGAAAGGGCAAGGTCATTCAGCCCGAGCGAGAGAGCGCCCCCACGAGGGGCGCTCCCGCGTCTAGCATCCCCACCCATGACGGACACCAGGACCTGCCCGCTGTGCGGCCTTGAGGCCGACCCGGCCACGACCGCGGAGCACGCCGAGCGAACCCACGCCGCAGCCCTCGCCGAACTCGAGGCCCGAGCAAGAGCACCCCGCCCCGACGCCGCCGACAAGCTCGCAGCCCACCTGACCGACACCCACGGCTACGCCATCATCGACCTCGGGCCGCCCCCCGGCGACGAACCCCGCCGGCCGGCGATGAGGAGGGGCGGCTACCTGTGACCCTCGCCGACAGCCTCAAAGCGTTCCTCACCCGAGGGCCCGCCGGACCCGCCGCCGTAGCAGCCGCCCACTTCGAGGAGGCCACCGGAAGCGTCAACGTCGACCCCGACGACGACCTCTACCGGAGCGTCAGCGCCGGCTACCGGGACCTGGTCGGCCCCCTCCTCAGCCGAGCCCAAACCATCAGCGTCAATCTCTACCGGAAGAACCCGCTGGCGAACCGCATCATCAAGATCTACACGACGTACATGGCCGGCGAGGGCTTCACCGTCGAGGCGGCCAACCCCGATGTCGCAGCGGTCGTCGACGAGTTCTGGCAGGCGGAACGCAACCAGATGGAAAGCAACCACCGCCGGTTCGCCCGAGACGGCCTCATCTTCGGCGAGGCGCCCCACCCCGTAGCGGCAGACGAGACGGGTAACACGACCGTCGGCTACCTCGACCCCCACTCGATCGACCACGTCAAGACCGACCCCCGCAACCAGCTGATCCTCACCGACCTGGTCCTGCGCCGGGCGGGAGGCGACGAGGAGAAACTTCGTATCGTCCGCCGGGACGAGGACCCGTTCAGCGAGACGGCCGGCCTCCTCGCCGGCGACGTCTTCCTCTGGCTCCACGACCGCATCGGAGCGGCCACCCGAGGCACCCCCTTCCTCCTCCCCGCCGTCGACTGGCTCGACGCCTACGACCAGATCCTGTGGGAGCTCCTCGAACGGACGAAAGCGGTCCGGGCGTTCTTCTGGGACGTCGAGGTCGACGGAGGAGCCACCGAGATCGAGATCGCGAAGAAAGAGTGGGGCCGCACCGCACCCCGCAGCGGCAGCGTCCGGTTCCGCACCCCCGCCATCCAAGTCGCAGCCTCACAGCCGCAGCTGGGCGCCTACGAGGACGTCAACACCGCCCGCTTCATCCTCCGCCACATCGCCACCGCAGCAGGCGTCGCCCCAACCTGGATCGGCGACCCCGAGGACGCCAACCGGTCGACCGCCGAGCAGATGGACAAGCCGGTACTGCGAGCCCTCACCGACACCCAGGCCCAATGGAAGTACAACATGGAACGCCTCCTCGCCTACGCCGTCGACCAGAAGATCGGCGCCGGCATGCTCGACCGGGTCGTCGAACGGTTCGACAGCACAGGCCAGGGCACCGGCGACATGCAGCCGGCGAGCAAACTGATCAAAGTCACCGCCCCCGCCATCACCGACGACGACGTCACCGGAGCAGCCGCAGCCCTCACCAGCGTCGCCCAGGCGTTCATGCAACTCGACGTCATCGGCATCGGCGACCCGGAGACCATGCGCCGCATCGTCCGGACCATGCTCCCCGCCCTCGGCCTCCCCGCCGACGAGCTCCCCGACCCGGACGAGGCCGACGACCGCCAGATCGCCCAGGCCGTCGAGAGCATCCGCCGGCGGGCCATCGCCAGCGGCAAGCTGCCAGAACTCGAGGAGCGCCTCCGCAAACTCGACGAGGAACTCACAGCCGCCTGAGAGGAGGCCCGATGCCGGCCACCCCGGCGGAGTACCGGCGGGAACTCGCCCGCCTCCTCCGAACCCTCGACACCCAAATCGACACGTACGCCGACGCGATGGAGGCGATCCTGGACGACGCCCGCCGACAGATCATCGGCGACCTCGCCCAACTCGACCTGGACAGCCCGAGCCGGCCGATGCTCGCGCGGGCGCTCGCGGGCGTGGACGAGGCCCTGACCAACATGCGGCGACGCCTCGCCGGGGAGATGACAGCCGGGACCGCCGCCACCTTCGACACCGGCACGGCGATCGCGACCACCCCCCTCGGCGCCGAGTTCACCATCGCCGGCAGCGCCGTCACCACCGACACCCTCGCCATCGCCAGCCAGTTCTCCGCCGAACTCATCCAGGACATCAGCAGCACCGCCCGCCGGCGGATCAACGCCGAACTCACCAGCGTCATGGTGGGAGCGCGAACCCCCGGCGAGGCAGCAAAGGCGATCGGCCGCAACCTCCACGACCCCAACCACTTCAGGACGATCGCCCACCGGGCCCGAGCGATCGTCGTCACCGAACTCGGCCGGGCGCAGGCCCTCGGCACCCAGGCCGCCCAACAGCAACTGGAAGACACCCAGGCGGGCATCGGCGGGCCGGCGCCACGGAAACGCTGGCTCAACGCCCACCTGCCAGGAGCCCGAGCGACCCACCTCGAAGCGGAGGCCCGGTACGCCCCGGACGGCAGCGAGGGACCCATCCCCGTCCGGGCCCTCTTCACCGTCGGAGGCTTCCAAGCGCTCTACCCGAGGGACCCGAGCCTCCCCGCCCGCGAGAGCGTCCACTGCCACTGCGTCAGCGTGACGACCATCCCCGCCGACTGAGAAACCACACAAACCCTCACACCCGCGTCTAGCCTTCCCGCCCATGACCGACTTTGACCGCGCAGCCGCCGAGCAGACCCTGAAGGACGCCGGCGCCAAGAAGGCGAAGAACAGCGCCTGGTGGACCCTCCCCTTCAACGGCGAGGACGGCACACCGGCGCGGGCCAACGGAGCCAAAGCGGCACTCGCAGCCCTGGAACGCGGCCCGGGAGCGGCCGCGCCAGCCGTAGCGGCGAGCGACCCCGAGGCGGAGGAGAAAACGGGGAAGGGCACCGGCGAGCCCGGGACCGCCACCGAGGTCGCCGCCGGCGAGACCGCCACCCTCGACGAGGACGGCGACGGCGAGCCGGCCGCCAGGGTGGGCGTCCCCACACAGCCCGAGAAGGGCGGACTCACCCCCGTCGAGCGGGCAGCCTTCGACGACAAGGGGCCCGCCGCCGCAGCGGCGAAGACCCGACCGGCGGGCCCGAGCCACACCGGCGCCGACATCAAGGCCGGCATCGGCATCCCCACCGAACCCGACCGGGGCGGCCTGAGCGACCTTGAGAAAGCACTCCACGGCGTGACATGAACCGGCTCCGGCGACTTTTGGAAGCCACCGGGACGGCGGAGGGGACGACAGAAAGCTTCTCAGACCCGACGAGCCTGAGCGGACAGGTCGAGGCCGTCCACCGCGCCTTCTCCGCAGCGTTCCCGAGCGACGACGACGGCCCCTACAACTACGTCGAGGAGGTGTACGACGACGCCGTCCTCGCCCGCATCGGCAAGGCCACCTTCTCCGTCCCCTACACCTACACCCCGGACGCCGACGACGCCGTCACCTTCGGCGAGCAGACCCGAGTCCGAGTCCAAATCGTCGCGGAGCCGGTCACCGAAGCCGCACCAGCGGGAGCGCCCGCCGGGACCGCGACCACACCGGCGGGCGCCCCGGAACGGTTCACGAGCGCCACGAACCTGGGCGGCACCATCCTCGAAAGCCTCGACGAGGGCGAGGGCTGGGTGTGGCGAGTCACCCTCGTCCGCCCCGGCATCAGCCACAACGGCCGCCGGTACACGCCGGAGGTCCTGGGCGAAGCCATCCAGCTGTACGAGGGCGTCCGAGCCTTCGACGGCCACCGAGACCAGGCGGAGCGGAAGCGGAGCGCCATCGCCAACCTGGCCGGCCACTACGAGAACGTCCTCCAGGAGGGCGACGGCCGCCTCACCGCCGACTTCCGCATCAGCAGCGCCAGGGACGACATCCGCCAGCAGTTCCTGAGCGCCTGGAAGGCCCAACGCCCGAACCTGTTCGGATTCAGCCACGACGTCAGCGCCTTCGCCGAAGCCGCCACCGTGGGAGGGCGCCGCATCAGCGACGTCCGGAAAATCGTCGAAGTCCACAGCGTGGACATCGTCGCCGACCCGTCAGCCGGCGGGCGGCTAGAGCGCCTCGTTGCATCGAGGCAAGAGGAGGACCCAATGGAACTCACTGACTTCCTCCGTCGCCTTCGCGCCGGGGAGCTCACCAGCGAGCAACTGACCGAGGCGTACGAGGCGCACCCCGAGTGGGAGCAGATCGCAGAAGCGATCGACGAGGCCCGCACCACCGCGGGCGAACCCGCCGCGGGCGACCCGCCGGCGGCACCGACCCGAGTCCAGGAGGCCGGCGGCCTCGGCCAGACCATGGTCGGCCTGCTCGTCAGGGCCGCCACCGACGGCATGCCCGAGGCGGCCGTCACGCAGATCAGCGAAGCCCTCGCGGAGCGGGAGACCGTCACCGAGGAGGACATCACGACCCTCGTTGAGAGCACCAGAACCATCTGGGACGCCGCCCTCGCCGCCGCCCCGAGCCCGCTGCCGGGCCAGGGCAACGTCCAGGTCGGCCAGGAGGACGAGGAGAAGCGCCGCCACGCCCTCGACGCCATGATCGCGGGCGAACGCGAAGTGGAGGGCACCCCCGCCTTCCGGTCGCTGAAAGAGGCGTACGTCGCCTTCACCGGCCGCAACCCCTACGCGATGGGCGAGGAGGACTTCAACAGGTGGATCCTCGCCGAAAGCGTCGGCGGCATCCCGTACGCCGGGGCGCAGAGGCTGAGCGAGTCGATCGAGAGCGGCACCTGGGCCGAAGCGTTCGGCGACAGCATCCGCCGGCGCCTCGTCCGGGAGTACGCCCTCCCCGAGCTCAACGCGTGGCGCCAGATCGTCAGCGACATCGGCAACCTCACCGACTTCCGCACCAACCGGCGCGTGAGGATCGGCGGCTACGACGTCCTGCCGACCGTCGGCGAGGGAGCGCCCTACCAGCCGCTCACCAGCCCCGAGGACGAGGAAGCCACCTACGCCCCGACGAAGAAGGGAGGCACCGAGGACTGGACACTCGAGGCCATCGCCAACGACGACCTGACCAGCCTGCGGAAGATCCCCCGCTCGCTGGGCCGGGCGGCAGCCCTCACCCTCTACCGGGCGATCTTCAACACGACCATCGCTGGCAACGCGACGGTCTACGACAGCGTCGCCCTCTTCCACGACGGCAGCCACGCCAACGACAACGCGACGACCCCCCTCGCCGAGGCGGGCATCGCGCTGCTCCGCCAGCGCATGGTCCGCCAGAAGCAGCAGGGCGAGGACTCAGGGTTCATCGGCATCACGCCGAGGTTCCTCCTCACCCCGCCCGAGCTCTACGTGACGGCCTTCAAGCTGACACGGAGCAACGTGGCCGTCGTCGGCAGCGACGAGAACGCGACGACCCCGAACCCCTGGCAGGGCCTGATGCCGATCGAAGTGCCGACGTTCACCGACACGGACGACTGGTTCCTGGTCGCCGACCCGGCGAGCGTGGAGACCATCGAGGTCGGCTTCTACCAGGGCCGCCAGGAGCCCGAACTGTTCGTCCAGGACCAGCCCAACGTGGGCGCCGTGTTCACAGCGGACAAGTTCACCTGGAAGATCCGCCACATCTGGGGCCTCGCAGTCATCGACTACCGCGGCTTCCAGCGAGGCGTCGGCTCATAGGACCCAGAGGAGCGAGGGGCCCCGACACCAGGGGCCCCGACCCCCTCCCACAGAGGAGAACCACATGACACAACTCAAGGACCTCTCCGGGTCCCACAAGGTCACCACCCGCATCCCCGTCGCCGGGGCCACCGCCGGCACCGACTTCGAGGTGGCCGCCTTCCGGGCGCCCTTCAACCTCACCATCACGGCAGCCCGCTACCTGCCCAACGCGGACCTCACCGGCGTCACCGCCACCGAGGCGACGCTGGCAGTGGTCAACAAGGGAGCCCTCGGAGCGGGCACCGCCGTAGCGGCGAGCGTCAGCTTCGACGACGACACCGACGCCGTCGACTTCATCCCCCTCGACCTGACGCTGGGCGCCGGCGTCAACGTCGACGCCGGCCACGTGGTGACCATCCGGAAGACCCACACGTCGACCGGCCTCGCCCTCAGCGGCGACGTCGAAATCGAGTTCGTCAACCGCGGGGCGTAGACCCCCCACGAAGTAGAGTCACACCGCCGGTGGCAGCCAGCAGCAGCCGAACCACTACTCGGCCTCCCAGCGGCCGGCCGCCACCGGCACTAGCGTGGACCCCGCCATGACGTGGAGCCGCCAGCAGTACGAGGACGCCATCCGAGCCCACCTGGGCGACCTCGGCGTCCTCCAACACATCGACGACACCCGCATCCCCCTCGCCCTCCGCCGGGCGCTCGCCACCTTCTCGAAGGACAAGCCGAGGGTCACGACCGCAGCCCTCGACGGGACCGGCACCGCCCGCACCTTCGACCTGACAGCGGAGGCGGACTGGCAGACCGGGTGGAGCCGGGTCGAAACCGTCGAACACCCGACCGGCCAGATCCCGAAGGACTACCTCGACAGCCACACGTGGGAGGTCGACGACGAGACCGGCACCATCACCTTCAACGAGGCGCCCGCAGCCGGCACCGGCAACCTCAGAGTCCGCTACACGACGACCTGGCCGATGCCCGACGACGACCCGAGCGACGACACGGCCCCCCTCCACGACGTGTTCGCCGAGGCGATCGCCGAGCTTGCCGCATCGATCATCATCCGGGGCGTCGCCAACGAGTACGCCCGCCAACAGTCGACGAGCGTCCAGGGCAACCTCTACGTGCGGAACCCGACCGACCTTTACGCCGCGGCCGGCAGCCTGAAGAAGGCGTACGAGGAGACGGTCCTGGGCCGCCCGGCCGGCGCGGGGACGGCGAGCGCAGTCGCCATTGCAGTCACCGACGTCGACGTCTTCCCCGACAGCCTCTTCCACACCCGCCAGGAAACCCTGGACGAGGAGGACGCCTTCTCCGCCTGAGAAAGCCGGGAGGCAGCCGCCGACCGCTCTAGGCTTCCCACCCATGCGAAACCACTCCGCCCTCGCCCCCGCCGGCGACGTAGCCCTCCGGGTCATCCGCCCGGCACCGGCCGCGGCGAGCCCCGGCCACGAGCTCACCCTCCCCGAGGTTCTCCGGTACGCCAGCCCGGCGAGAGGGGAGCACCCCGAGACGAACGCGTGGAGGGCGGCGAACACTCGACACATCCTGCGGGGCGTCCGCCGGCAGGGAGCAGCCCGGGCGGCAGCCCGAGCCCTCGGCCTCCCCTACATGTGGAGCCAACTGTGGCTGGCGAAGACGACCGCCGCCGGCCAACGCTTCGACCTCGGCCTCGCGGGCGTGCGCGTGGTGACGACCGCCGGCGTCGGCTTCCTCGTCGACGCCCTCCAGGGCAGCGTGGAGCCGGAACTCCTCCGCTTTCACGGCCTCGGGGAGGGGACGACCGCCGAGAACAGCGCCGACACCGACCTGGAGACCGAACTCACCACCGAGTACGCCAGCGACAACACGCGGGCGACCGGCACCCTCGCCGAGGGCGCCACCGCCAACATCTTCCAGACGGTCGCGACGAACACGGTCGACGCCGCAGCCGCCGTCACCGAGCACGGCATCCTGTCCGACGCCGACGTAGGCCAGGGCGTCCTCCTCGACCGGACCGTGTTCGCAGTGGTGAACCTCGCCGACGGCGACAGCCTCGAGTCGACCTACGAGCTCACCCTGACGGCGGGCAGCTAGACATGGCAGCGAAGGCGAAGACGAGGGCAGTCACCTGCGGCGCCTGCGGGCACAAGACCCGCACCCGGAACCACGCCGAACGGCCGCAAACCTGGGAGTGCCCGGCCTGCCACGCGCCGAACGTCATCGAGGCCAAGACCGCCGCGACGAAGTAGGGACCCCGCAATGCCGGAGGTCGCCTTCCCGCCGGGCCGTTTCTTCCGCACCGGATACCGGGTATTCGTCGACGACGGCAGCATCATCAAGACCGTCGACAACCCGCACTACCCGCGGGGCGAGACGGCGAGGGACCCGCTGACCGCAGCGGAGGCCGGCGAGCTCACCATCAGCCGCCACCGGTTCGAACTCACCGTCATAGGCGACGGCGCCTGGGTCGACGAACCCGACCCCGAGGACCCGACACAGACCATCCGCCGCCTCGACGGCGTCGTCATCGGCTACGACTGGAAGGCCCGAGACGTCGCCGCCCGGGAGGAGATCAAGATCAGCCTCCACGTGCGGGGCGCCGTCCGCACCGAGCAGACGAAGACCGGCCTCGAAGGCCAAGTCCGCTTCCCGCCCCAGGACCGGAGGCCACCGGAGGACATCGCCATCGGCGTCGAATGGCGACAGAGGCCGAGCCGGACCCCAACCCGGACGCCGGCGAGGGACCGCTAGGTGGCCGCCCCCGAACTCGTCACCGCCGACACGCAGAACGGCGGGGCCGTCAGCGGCACGTCGGCGACAGTGCCCAAGCCGACCAACCTGGCGAACGGCGACGTCGCCTGGGTGAGCACCTGCATGTGCTTCGACGGCGGCGACATGATGCTCCCCACCGGCTTCGTCGAGGTGTTCGCCTTCTCGAACTCCACCCCCGCCGACCACCAGATCGCCGGCTACAAGGTGATCACCGACGCCGCAGGCGAGCCCGCCAACTACGTGACCACCGTCGACACCAGCCAGACCCGACTCGTCTCGGCGTCGGCCCGGATCACCGGCTGCGACCTCACCGACCCGATCGACGTGTTCGCCACCGACGGCGCCGGATCGTCCAACGCCATCCCCCAAGTCACCACCACCGTCGACGAGACGCTCCTCCTGGCGACGGTCTACGTCCGCACCGGAGGCACCCCCGCCACGTTCACGCCGCCGTCCGGGTTCGCCGAGGAGTGGGACTTCTTCTTCGGCGCCGGCGGCCTCAACGTCACCGGGTCGGGCCCGCGCCTCTCCCACGGCGGAGCGACCGACGAGAAGGCCACGGCGGGCCTGACCGCGACCGGCACGTACGCCGACACCTCGGCGAGCAGCCCACTCCTCCGCACCCAAGTAGCGTTTCAGCCGGGAGGCGGAGGCACCCTCTTCGAGGAGGCGATGGCCGGAGCGGTCACGCCCGCGGCCGCGCTCGCACGCGAGGCCCACCTTCACCGAGGCGGCAGCGTCGGCCCGACCGGAGCAGCGCAGAGGACGACGACGAAGACCCCGGCGGGGACGGCAACACCCGCAGGGACGGCGACCCGGGAGACGGCCAAACGGCACGCCGGAGCGGCCACCCCCGCCGGCGGCGAACAGCACACCCCGCAACTCACCCGAGGCGGCACCGTCACCCCGGCGGGGACGGCAACACGGACCGCAGAGAAGACCCACACCGCCACCCTCGGAAGTGCGGCCGCACTTCGCCGGACGACCGCCAAGCCGACAGCGGGGACGGTCACCCCGACGAGCCTGCTCGCCACGACCAAACGGAAGCTGCTGGCCATCGCCGCCGCCCTCGGCCTCGCCGGCAACGTTTCACGTGAAACACGCCAGCCCCACACCGCCACCCTGAGCCCAGCAGGAACCCTCCGCCGCGACCTCGCCCAACTCCTCGACAGCAGCATCACCCCGACGGGAGACACCACGAGGGCGACGGCAGCGAGCCACGAGGGGACGGCAGGACCCGCGGGGAACGTTTCACGTGAAACAGCCACGAGACCGGCGGGGACGATCACCCCGACGGGAACAGCAGCGAGGACGGCGAGGACCGCCATCGCGGGCGCCCTCGCGGGCGCGGGCGCCCTGGCGCGGAGGACGGCGAAGACCCTCGCGGGAGCGGCCGGCGCCGCCGGGACCGTGGCCACCGAACTCACCGGCACCATCCAACAGCTGCTCGAGGGCGTCCTGGGAGCGGCGGGAGCGCTCCGGAGGCGGACCAGCAAGGCGCAGACGGGAACCGTGGCACCAGCGGGCGCCCAGGGGCCCACAACCGTCGCACAGGCCCACCAGGGGACCGTAGAGCCGGCCGGGGCGGCAACAACCACCAGAACAGTCGCCCGCCTCGTACAGGGAGCCCTAGCGGCCGCAGCGACGCTTGTGAGACGGGCGGGGAAGCGGACGGAGGGGACGGCGGCCCCGGCGAGCACGCTCACGAGGACGACGAGAGCGGCCAGGGCGAGCACCCTCGACGTAGCAGGCCACCTGACGAAGACCGCAGCGAAGGCCCTCGCAGGCGCGGCCGCCGCGGCCGGCAGCCTCGCCCGCCAGGTGTTCGACTTCGTCGCGCCGCCCATCGCGGCCCGCATCCCCCACCAGGGCCGGCCGACACAGACGGTGCCGAGCCCGACGACGCCGCCGGTGCCGGGCGCCGGGACGGAGGCGACGGTGCCGCACCAGGGCAACGACGGCGGACCCGTCTAGCATCCCCACCCATGACCCAGGCGATCGCGAACCTCGGCGAGATCGGCCTCGCCGGCACCGGCACCCTCCGCCCCTTCGACCTCACCCTCCAGCGGGGCGGCACCACCTGGGTGCTGAACGGCTACACGGACCCGACGATCGTCGCCTGGCGGCTGGAGACAAGGGAGGCGCTCGCCGCCCCGGGCACCGTCGCCGTCCAGGACGCGGCGGAGGGCGTCGTCCGCTGGACGCCGGGCGCGGACGTCGCCGCCGAGAGCGGCACCTTCGAGGGCCGGGTGCTGGCCACCCCGAGCGGCGGCGGCACCCCGGAGCCGAGCGGCGTGTTCCGCTGGTCGATCGGAGCGGGAGCGAACCCGTGATCACCCTCCTCCGACCCGTCGACCCGGACAAGCCGATCCGCATCAGCAACGCCACCGCCGTCGAAATGGAGGAGCCGCCGCCGGCGTGGTTCACCGAACAGGCAGCCTTCATCATCGAGACCGGCAACGTCGAGGTGGACGAGTGAAGATCCAGGCCCGCATCGTCCCCAACCGGTTCCCCGACGACGCCCGCCGAGCGGCGAAGATCACCCCCCTCCTCCTCACCGGCCTGGTCGAGGAGGTCCTGCACCGGGGCCGGACGAACATTGTCAGGCGGACGCCGGTCGGGTGGAGCGGCCAACTCCGCAACGCCTACCAGGTCGAAGTGCGAGGCCGGGGCACCCGCCACATTCGGGGAGCGATCACGAACCCGACGAAATACCACGACGCCGCGGAGGACGGCCGACGGGCGGGACGGCCGCCACCGGTCGACGCCCTCATCCCCTGGGTCGGGTCGAAGCTAGGCATCCCCCCCGGCCCCGAACGAGAGAGCGTCGCCTTCCTCGTCGCCCGGAAGATCGGCCGGCAGGGCACCGAGGGCGCCCACCAGGTCCGCGACGGCTGGGAGGAAACCCGCCACGAGATCAGACCCCGCCTGAAAGCGTTGGGCGTCCGCATCGTCAGGACGATGAAGTGACAGCGAGCAGCGAATACGACGGCCAGGTGACCGCCATCCGGACGACGCTCCTCACCGTCGAAGGCATCGGCAGGGTCCACGACCGGCCCCGCCTCGGCGACTTTCGGGAACGCTGGGTCGTCGAACTTGCCGGCGTCCCCGAAATCCGAGCCTGGGAAATCCAGACGGGCAACACCCGCACCGTCCGCAGGGAGCAGGGCCGCCGCCACCGCTACCGCGAATGGCAGGTCAACGGCATGGTCGGCCTCGCCGACCTCCCCCTCGAGGACAGCGAGAACCCGACCGGCGACAGCAACCTCGACGCAAGCTGGCACACCATCAACCGCCTCGCCGGCGAAGCGGCGGACGCCGTCGACGCCGCCCGGGAGGCCTGGGTCGCCGCCGAGCTCTTCATCGAAACCGAACCGACGGAGACGGCCGAGCCGACAGTCATCCAGATCGGCGGCGGACCGATCTGCTGGGGAACGACCCTCACGATCCGCGGCTACACGATCCTCACCCCGTAGACTCCCGGCCCATGACACGCAAGGCCACATGGATCGGGCCCGACCGGAGCATCCGCCTCCAGGGCCAACCCGCCCGCCTCATCAAGAGGGGCGACGAGTTCACCATCGCCACCGGCGAGACCGTCGGCGGGGAGGGGAAACTCTGGAAGGCGCAGGCGGCCAAGAAGCCGACCGGCAAGAAAGCCGACACCACCCCGACGACACCCGAGGAGTAGCACCCGATGCCGACAGTCCCTCTTTCCCCGGCGGACAGCCGCAGCTACCTCGGCCTCGGCGTTCAGAGCGCCAAAGGCACCGCCGTCGCCCCGACCCACTTCGCCACCTACGTCGGCCAGATCACCCACGCCCACAACCCGAACCTCCGCGACGTGCGGGAGGCGGGCGGCGGAGCGGTTCCCGCCCGCCAGGTGAAGGACTTCCTGGCACCGAACGGCCAGTTCGCCGCCCCGCAGCGGCCCGACTTCATCGCCTTCCTCGCCGCCCTCTTCCTCGGCGGGGAGACCGGCGTCACCGGCGTCGGCCCCTACGTCCACGAGTTCACCTACAGCGACGTCCGCCAGCTGATGACGGTCGAACGGAACATCGCCGACGACGTCGTCGAGCGGATCGTCGACGCCGTCGTCCACCAGATGACCCTCAACTTCCAGAAGCGGGACAGCGGCCCCGAGGTCATGGCCACCGCCGTCTACGAGGGCCGGACCCCGACCAACGAGGGCAGCACGGCGACGAGCGAAAGCTACGAGACGGACCGGCCGTGGCTGCGGAGCGACTGCACATGGGTGATCGACACGAGCCTCACCCCGACGAACGTTGAGAGCGCCACCATCGACCTGACGAAGGAGTACGACGCGACGATCCTCGCCGACGCCGTCGTCCGCAGCGACATCGTCCCCCTCCGCCTCGGCGTCAGCGTCGAGGTCGTCCAACTGTTCGAGAGCGCCGACGAGGCGGCCGCCTACCGGCTCACCCACTACTACGACGGAACCGGCACACCGGCGGCGGCACCCGGCGAACTCGTCTACCCGGGCGACCTCGCAGTCACCGCCACGTACGGCGCCGGCGCAGCAGCCCGCACCCTCCTCGTCGAACTGCCAGCCGTCAACTGGGGCGAGGCGGTCCTGACGGAGAACGACCCCGAGGCCAGCGAGGCCGTCCGGATCACCCGCCGGGGCATCGTCGTCGCCAGCGCCGAGGAGCCCGTCACCATCACCGTGACCAACGACGAGGACGGCGACTACCTGTAGGAGAAACCCGCCGGGCGACCGAGCGGAGGGCTACAGTCCGAACCGACGAACAGCTGCTCACGAGAAGGGAGCCACCACGATGAGCACGAGCAACGGCCGACACCTGACCCGGGCAGACATCCTCGCCAGCCCCGACCTTCCCGAGGAGACCCTCGAAGTGCCCCGCTGGGGCGGCACCATCCTCGTGAAGGCGGTCCCCACCAGCCACCCCCGCTACATCCAGTACTGGAGCGGGAAGGCGAGGGAGGAACTGAGCGACGAGGAGAAGCAGGTCCGACGCCTGGTCGGAGCGGCGATCATGGCCGCCCACGACGTCGACACCGGAGAACGCCTGTTCAAGTTCACCGACGCCGACGAGCTCCGGGAGAAGCACTACAACAGCGTCATCCAGGTCGCGAACCTGGGCCTCACCCTCGCCGGCAACACCGAGGACGAGGAGCAGGCCCTCACCCTCAACGCCCTCCTCAGAGTCGCGAACTACGCCCAGGCCCACGCATGGCCCGACGGCCAGCAGGACCAACTCGCCGCCATGCTCACCAGCCTCATAACGCCCGACGAGAACGTGGAGGCGGAGATCATCGACGACCCCGACGACGAGGACGACGAGGGCGCTGACCCCGAGCCGGCCGCCGTCCCTTTAGCCGAGGCCTGAGGCCCCCCACCCACCACTACAACGACCTGGTCGAGGAGCACGAACGGTTCCTCGCCACCCACCCGGCGGTGGAGGACATGTACCAGCTGAGCGTCCTCCACCTCCACCGCCTGCCCTACGAGGTCATCGCCGACGCGCAACGACGAGGAGCCGACCACCAGGTGTACCTCGCCCTCGCCATGCTGAGCCGGGAGGCGAAACGCCAGCGGACGGCGAACCGGCGGGCAGCGTGGACGGCCGCCAACCCGAAGTGGGCCCGCATCCACAACAGGGTCGACGCCGCCGCAGCCGCCCTGAGCAACCTCTAAACGAACCCCGCCCGCGTCTAGCCTTCCAGGCGTGACCACCCGCGAGAAGATCATCCTGGAGGCCGAGGACCGGGCCAGCAGGGAGTTTGACAACGCGACCGGCGGCTTCGAGCGGATGGACAAGACCATGCGGCGGGCGGCGGTCGCCGGCGGCATCGCCATCGCAGGAGCGGCCCTCGTCCGGGTCGGCGCCCACATCACCAGCATGGCCGTCGACGCGAAAGAGGCCGAAAGCGCCTTCGAAACCAGCTTCGGGAAGGCCCTGCCGCAGGCGAGCGCCTTCGTCGAGGAGTTCGCCATCAAGGCCGGGTTCGCCACCCACGAGCTCCAGCAGATGCTCGCCGTCACCGGGTCGGTCGTCCAGGGGATCGGCGCCACGGAAGCCGAGAGCGCCGCCCTCGCCGAAAGCATGGCCCGCCTCGCCGGCGACGTAGCCAGCTTCTCCAACGCGCAGGGCGGAGCCGAGGCCGTCATGATGGCCCTGCAGAGCGCCATCAACGGCGAACGGGAAGCCCTGAAGACGTACGGCCTGGCCCTCAGCGAGGCGGAGGTCCAGGAGCGAGCCCTCCAGGAGACGCAGAAGACCCGAGCGGCGGACCTCACCCGCCTGGAGAAGGCGCAGGCGACCGTCACCCTCGCCTACGAGAAGGCGGGGAAAGCGGCCGGCGACCTCGACCGCACCGAAGACTCGGCGGCCAACACCCTCCGCCGCCTCCAGGCCCGCGTGCGGGAGGCCGGCACCGAACTCGGCGGCACCCTCCTCACCGCCCTCGACGGCGTACTCCCGAAGCTGGAGGAGGCCATCCCCCTCATCGCCGACGCTGCCGGCGGCATCGCACAACTGGCAGCGAGCGCCCTCACCGCGGCGAGCGGAGGCGTCCCCGCCTTCATCGGCGTCCTCGACGGCCTCGCGATCGCCGCCAACTCCGTCGTGCACGTGGGCGCGGGCCTGGGCGCGATCCTCGGCGAAATCTGGACCCTCGGAAAGTTCGACAGCAGCGGCAACGAGGCCCTGGCGAAGGCGAGCGCCCACGCCAACGACCTGCGGGTCATCAGCCGGGAACTCCGCGGCGACATGGCAGCCGGAGGGGACGCCGCCACCGTCTACGCCAACGGCCTCGCAGCCCTCGCAGCCAGCACCGGGATCAGCGCCGACGGCCTCGCCCGATTCCAGCAGGTCACCGGAGCGACCGCCGAGGAGCAACGAGCCGCCCTGACCGCCCTCCAGGACCTGGGCCGGCAGGAGAACTGGCGCCCGGAGAACATGACCGCCGTCGCCGTCGCCCTCGCCAGCGTCAACGAGCAACTCGGCGGCGCGCCCACCGACTCGTGGATGCACGGCCTGAACGCCATCACCCAGGAGGCGCCCGAGACGGCAGCGGCCCTCGACGAAATCCCCTCAGAGGCGGAGGCCGCAGCGAAGGCCATCACCGACATGGCGGAGAAGGCGACCGAAGCCGCCGCAGCCTTCCGCGACGACCTCGCCGCCGAGGCGAACGACTTCATCACCGGCTTCGAGAAGCTGCCCGACAAGGTCGACACGACGATGAGCCAGTTCGAGGCGAACATGACGGCACGCATCGAAACCCAGGCCGGCTTCTGGGAGGGCCTCACCACCCTCGCCGCCGCCGGCCTCGGACACCTCGCCGAGGAGATCAGAGCGGAGGGCCCGACAGCGGCGGGACTCCTGGAGGACATGGTCGGCGACATGGAACGCGCCGCCGAGCTCGACGACATGATCCGCAGAGGCGGCGAACAGATGGGCGACGTGACCGACGCCTACGCCACCGCCCTCGAGGACCACGGCGACAGCGTCCTCACCCCACTCGGCGAGTTCGGCACGAGCATGATCGAGGCGATAGCCGAGGGCATCGAAGCCGGCGACCTGTACGGCCCGCTCCTGAGGAAGGTGC